CCTGGAACCCATGGCCTCTTATAATTACTTCTATCCTCTACTTCCATACAATGTACGTAGCTTTTGTGGGAATTATATTAGGCATCTTTACGCATTTCTATATAAATCGGAAATCAACGACTACAGAAAATGATAAACAAGTTGTTAAAGCACAAGAAAACTGGAGTACACCACAAGAAGCTACAGCATCATTAAAAGATTTTAAAGAGTTTAGAGATAGGTATTTTAAAACAGAAACTGGTGACCAGTATGAAACTGCTGATTTTCACGAGAAGTGGATTAATTCTATTATTAAAGCTATTGAAGAAGGTGGAGAGCAAATGATACTTAGCCCACCACGACACGGCAAGACTGACTTACTTACACATTTTGCTATATGGCAGATATGTAGAAATCCTAATGTAAGAATTATGTGGGTAGGTGGTAACGAAGAGATAGCTAAGAACGCAGTAGGTGCAGTAGTTGACCACTTAGAACATAACGAAAAACTTATAGAGGATTTCTGTGGACCAGGAAAAACATTTAAACCTAAGAATAGATCAGGTAAATCTTGGACATCAGGACAGTTTACAACAGCTACCAGAACTGTTACTGGAATTAAATCACCAACAATGGTTGCAGTAGGTAAGGGTGGAAAGATACTTTCTCGTGACTGTGACTTGATTATTGCTGATGACATTGAAGATCACGGAACTACAGTACAACCAAGTGCTAGGGAACAAACTAGACAATGGTGGACAACAACACTCTCTAGTCGTAAAGAAGAACATACTGCTATTGTAGTCATTGGATCAAGACAGCATCCAGAAGATTTATATAACTTTCTTTTAGAAAACCCAGAGATGACCACGATTGTTGAAGAAGCACATAGTACAGAGTGTGTGTTACCAGAGAACGAAATAGAGTTACATACCGATTGTATGTTATGGAAAAGTAAACGAAGTTACAAATGGTTATTGTCAAGATTACGAGCAGCTGAAACTACAGGTGGTAAAGCTATCTTTGAAATGGTGTATCTTAACAAAGCATTTGTAGATGGTATTACAATGTTTGATGTAGAAGAAATAGATGTTTGTAGAGATGTAAACAGAGTTATAGGGCAGGTACCAGCAGGAACACATTTGATTGCAGGACTTGACCCAGCTTCTACAGGTTATCAAGCCTGTTTCTTGTGGGCAATAAACTCTGATACAGGAAAAATGTATATGGTAGATATAGAAAACCAAGAAGGTGGTGGAGTTATACAAGCTAAACAGACCATAAAGAAATGGCACGAGATGTATGATTTATCTCATTGGGTTATTGAAGAGAATGGTTTTCAACGAGCTATACGACAAGATAAAGATTTAAAAGACTACTGTTCAAGAACAGGTATATATCTTGAAGGACATCAGACACAGAAAAACAAATTTGATCCTATCTTTGGTGTAGGAAGTATGAGAGAATTGTTTAAAGAGGAACTAATAAGTTTGCCTTATGGTAGTGCAGAAAGCGAAACAAAGAGTAATATATATCGTAGACAACTAATTTATTTTTCAACTGGTGCTAGTAAGCAATCTGGTAGAAATAATAAGTCAGATGTTGTTATGGCTTCTTGGTTTCCAATGAAAGTTATAAGAAGAATGCAAAAAGAAAGATTAGCAGAAGTAGGATTAGATTATGAACCAAGTTTCGGAGAATGGGATATAACAGATATGAACGAAAGTCCTTGGAGTTAGTATGACACCTGAACAGATACAACACGCAATAACACAGTTACATTTTGATAATCAAAGTGCATACTCTACTAGAGGTCGTGTTCGTGCAATTATGAATGGTGGCCCTGATGGTATTCAGGCTTTACTTGGTGATAACCTTAAAGGTTTCCAAGACTGGCAAGTACCTGTACCAAACCTTATGATGTCAGGACTAGAACACTTGGCACAAAAGATTGGTCGTATTCCTAACTTAAAAGTAGATGTACCTAATGGTAAGGATAGCGATAGAGCAAGACAGAAAGCTGAAAAGGTTGGAAGGATTGTTAATGCGTATGATGAGGTACAGAAACTAGATTTACAAATGCCACAAGTAGGTAGATGGCTACCTGGTTATGGTTTCTCTGTGTGGGTAATTAGAGAAAAGAGAGATGCTAATGGAACACCATATCCTTGTGCAGAACTTCGTGATCCATACAACTGTTTCCCAGGTTACTTTGGTGCAGACCAACAACCTAAAGATATGGCTATTGTTCGTAGAGTTCCTAAAGAAGCTCTAGCTAGAACATATCCTAAATATGCAAATCAAATATTAAATAAAGATGCTTATAACACAGATTTCCTAGGTGTAGGTAATGCCTATGCTTCTGCATATACAGACCAGTACAATGGCTCTTGGGCTAACAGTAATGGTGATGGCGACTTAATAGCAGAGTATTACAACTTAGAGGGAACTTATATTTTCCATATGACCTCTGCAACTATTCTTGACTTCATACCAAATCCACTAGATAGTGGACCTGCTTTTGTCATAGGTAAGAAATTTAGCTTTGACAGATTGCAAGGACAGTATGACCAGATCATAGGACTTATGGCTTCTATGGCAAAGATTAATGTGATGTCAATAATAGCAATGGAAGATGCAGTCTTTACAGAAACTAACATATCAGGAGAGATAGAGTCAGGACAATATCGTAAAGGTAGATTCGCTGTTAACTATTTAGCTCCAGGTACACAGGTAAGTAAACCTGCTTCTAATGTTCCTTATCAGATTTTCCAACAGATAGATAGAATAGAACGACAACTTCGTGTTGGTGGTTCTTATCCTACAACTGATGATTCACAATCACCACTAGCTTTTGCTACTGGTAGAGGACTTGAAGAGTTAGGTGCATCTATGTCACTTATGATTAGAGAGTATCACACAGTTATGTCTGATGCTATAGAGATGATTGACTCTAAGAGATTAGAGTGGGATGCAAAAATGTATGGAGGAGAATCTAAATCACTATCTGGTTATATGGATAATACTTTCTATTCAGAAACATACGATCCAGCAAAAGATATTAGTTCTTATAAGACACGAAGAGTGTATGGAGCTATGGCTGGATATGATGAACCACAGAAGATAGTTACAGGGCTGCAATTACTTCAAGCTGGTATTATTGATAGACAAACTTTACAAGAGAACCTAGATGGTTTAGATAACCTTGTCAGAGTTAACGATAGAATTACAAAAGAAAAAGCAGACAGTGTATTGTTTGATACATTGTTAGCACAAGCACAAGGTGGTGACCCTAAAGCAACTATGGCTGTTGTGCAGATAAGAAAGAATCCAGATGATATGCAAAATATCTTAGATAAGTTCTTTACAGCAGAAGAGCCAGAGATACCACAACCTGAACAAGAATTGCTTGGAGGAGGTGCCTTGCCACCACAAGGTCCTCCACCAGGCATAGCAGAATTATTAGGTGGATTAGGAGGATAATGTCTATAAATAAAAAGTTTGAAGATATAGTAGATTTCTGTCTAATTGATGTTGATGAGTTAGGTGATGACATAATTTTAGAAGAAGATGTATTTAAGCCAAGAGGCAAGATGTACATTGACCAACTACCTCCTTTAGTATTTCCATTTGGCTATATGGTTATAAGTTCAGCGTTTCAGTTTTTTGAAGAAGAAGAGGATGAAGATGGCGAGATCACCGAGTAACAAAGGATTAAATAAAAATAATTTTAATGGTTCTTCTTATTCAACAGGAAGAAATCCAGGTGGTATGGTTGCAGGTTTAACTGCTGGTACTACTTTTGGTGAAGGTAAAGAAATAAAAGAACAAGTGGGAAATAATAAAGTTATATGTGGTTTATCAGGTGGAGTTGATAGTTCTGTTGCAGCAGTTCTCTTACATGAGGCAATTGGGGATCAATTAACCTGTGTTTTTGTAGATCATGGCCTACTCAGAATGGGAGAAGCGGAAGAAGTAGTCTCAATGTTCAGAGACCATTATAATATGAAACTCATACACGCTGATGAAAGAGATTTATTCCTCAGTCAATTGGATGGGCAATCTGATCCTGAAACAAAAAGAAAGATCATTGGCAAGCTATTTATTGATGTATTTGATAAATATGCAAAACCAATTGGCGCAAAATTTTTGGCACAAGGAACTTTATACCCCGATGTGATAGAAAGTGTTTCTTTCTCAGGTGGGCCATCGGTAACAATAAAATCTCACCATAATGTTGGTGGATTACCAGA